CTGTTTATTATGCTGAGGATTAATAAACATTGAACGATATGCCATAAATTGATTAAATCCATCAGTTTCACAGAGAGTTTTCGTTCCAGATTTAAGAACACATCTTTCAATAATAGCATTAACACCTATATTAAGAGGAAAGAAAGCATTATCGTCAGGCGGTGCTCCTGCTACAAGTCCACCATTAACAGCAAAAGTTAACTTAGAGTTAGAATGGAGAATACCTTTGTTTTGTAAACGGAAACGGCAAAATGATTCATTCTGAACAACAGGTTCAAGGATATCAGTTTCTACATCCATAAGGGTATTAGTAGGAACAGCACCGATTTTCATAAGGTCAGGAACATTAGAAGGGGCAGATGCTCCAGCAGGGCGACTGGAAGCATCAAGTGGTTCACCAGAAGAAATTGTAGTTGGAACAGGGTCTTCAGACATTTTTATAATTTAGTATATTATAAAAAAAATAAAAATAAAATTTTAAAACTGACTTTAACTTACGTAATTACTTGAACGCCAGACTGATTAAATACAAGAGTCTGTTTAGAATGCACGAACATATATACAGCATTAGGATTATCAGTGGTTAAATCAAGTTCCATATTAATACCGAAGTTTGTAGTCCTGAAATCTATACCTTGATTGGAAATAGTATCAAAAGCAACACCAACACCAAAAGTACAACCACCATTTACATATTGATTTCTTACTGCCTGAGCCGTTCCATCAGTCATACGCATATTCTGTGGAGTAATAGAATTACGAGTATTTTTAAAGAAAGACTGAATAGCATTAATATAATTACGTGTAATCTGTTCGTCAGGGAAAAGATTACTAGCATCAGAACGCTGGACTGTATCAATATTATATTCTAGTGGCATACGTTCACCACCACGAGTAAATACAAGTTGATTAATTTTAGCAATATTGTTAGTGGAGTTAATAGGATACCACGTAGTCATACCATTAAAAGCACGATTATTGATCTGATTTGCTCCAATAAAATTGCAGAATACACCTAATACACGAGATAATCCAAGCGAGAAATTAATAATAGCATTAGTAGAATTAATAGTAGTATAATAACTTGAAATACTATTATATTCAAATGTCCCTCCACTTGACCCTCTTTTACTTAGAGCAGAGTTCTGTTCAGGAGTAGGACGTTGGACTTCACACGTTAAAACTACATTCTTGAATTCATAAAAAGCATTAGCAATATTCGCTGCCGCAGATTGTTCGTCAAAGAATACATTACTATCAGGTGCTAAATGAACTTCTACAAGGAGGCCACCGACACCCCAGTCCCCTGAAAGCGGAATAGGACCAGTCCCTGAAAATAGACCACACGGCAAATCTAGACAGAAACTATTAGGGGCATCACCAAGATTGACTTCATTATCAACAATACCACCGCCAGCACCAGCAAGTCCACCATTACCATATTTAATCATATTAGGAGAAGGAATCGTGCAAGCAGAATTATTAAGGTGCGACATTGCGTCACCCTTATCACTTGTAGTGGATAGAAAAGATGCCATAAAACGATTGTAATTACGAATGTGTTCTATAGTTTGATTTGTCTTTTGAGACTTAATAACTAACTGATCAATAGTTGAATATACAGAAGTCCTGCCATCCATAAATAATCTAGCATTAGCAGATCCAAGTGCCCCATCATCAGATAGGACAGCAAAATTACCAGTGAGGCGAACGGAGTTTCCAAGTAGAAAACGATCCTGTTCCCCTACAATAAAACTAATTACTGGTTGACCGTTCTTAAAAGAAAGACTTCCAGTAGACGTAGTGTTAGACGCAACAATTTCTAGGTATTGATTACTCATTTTTATATATAATAATATATTATAATAATTTTAAAAAAATTTTAAAAAAAAACTTAGTCTAAAATATATTTTTTTGTTTTATAAACTTTAGTATTAGGATCTTGACATTCTGTTAATCGTACATAAAATCTATCTTTTCTTTTTTCATAATATACTTTCATATAACCCTGAAACATCTTGCTCCATACTTTATCCTTATAAAATACATATTTATCATCTTCATTTATAATACCTTCTTGATCCCATTTTGCAAATTCAGGTAATTGTAATTGTTGTGGAAGTGGAATAAATTTACTATTATTTAATATTAATCCATTATTTGTTATATCAAATGTATATGGCATTTTTAATTCAATTACTTTTTCAACGATTTTACGATTATTATTAAGATCTACAAAATGTTTTACAAATAGTTCCCAATCAATATTCTCCATATATTATACACAAGATATTTTTATATATTTATTTTTTCTTATATTTTTATTTTTTCTTATATTTTTATTTTTTTCTTAAACAAGAACCCTGACACCATCACCCTTGAATTCAATTCTCCTGATGTGTGCTACAAAGTTATGCCATAACTTGTTCTTGTTCTGAGTGCCATCATATTCAAGTTGAATATTAAAGTCTCTGCCTCGTGCATCATATACACCATTATGTAGAGATAGAGCACGTCCAATAACAAACGACTCCTTAAATAGACGGAACGAATAAGGAATAATATCAGATTGTGCTAATGCTTTTTCTAGTTCAATAAGAGGTTGCTGAGAAATACTGGTTCCAGAAGTCTTTACACAATCAACCTTACGAGAAGGATTTAGTTTACCATCATAAAAGAATTGATAGTTATTTAATGAATCACTAATACCAGTCATACCAGAAGTATCAGAATACCAAGCACCATCAGCACTGGGGAAAGTATTCAAATATTCATACGTTTTAGCATTAGCAGCAGCAGCAGCATCAACACCACCAGAAAGTTGAAGGGCACTATTATAAATACTAGCATCAGTGGGAACAGAAAGAATTGCTTTACACCTAGACTGATTTAGAGGAAGTCTTAGATTCGTTACTGTATCACTAGAAAGTTGAGAATGTTTATAGTTAGTAAAACTTAGATAATCATAATTCATTACTCCACCCTCCTTCATCATACTCCTCATCTTAGAAGTATAACCTTCAGGCATTTCTAGTTGCTGTAAAATTAATTCTACATTAGATACAGTATAACTTGGAGTATAAGAACCTGCGGCAATCTGTTCAGAAATAGAAGCACTATATACACCAAAAGTTCCATCAGTAGTTATATCAGCAACAGACTGGGCGTTAGCAAGAGATGTTAATTCTACAAGAGTCGTCGTACCACCAGCAGGAGTTTCAGTAATAGTGTTAATTACAAACGGATTAGCCTCAGTATCAGCAATTGTTCCAGTAGCAAGTTCAACGAAATTTACACGTTCACCTTCAACAAAAGGACAATTGGCAGCAGAAAAAATGTTATTATCATTTGCAAGGAAAATAGTTTTGAAATTAGTTTTAGCAGTAACCTTTTTAGCAGCAGCACCTAGAGTCCCGTCTATAGAATGGAATACAGGTTTTAGACCTTGACGAGTTAATAGACGAGCACTATCTAATTGTTTTACACAACGTGTCGCATCTTCTAAAATGATATCTAATACGAGACCATCAAGCATAAGAACAGGAAGGATCTTAGAATTTTGAAATAATCCACTATTGATTGGTAATAGACACTTAACCGTTTGGAAATTGTCATTAGTAAAATCACCAGCAAATCCAGCAGGGTTTTTACGGAACCAGCAATTAGTAGAAGTCGCCGCTTGGTGAGATTGAGTCGTTCCACAAGTTCCACGATTATCAGTAGACCATACAGTAGCACCTTCAGTTAAAGCACGTTTAGCACGCATAACATCATTCGTAGAATAAGTATATTTAATATTAGTTAATACATTCATATCCTGAATTTCCTCCAATAAAATTTTTCCTGCTCCTCCAGAATAGATGCGACAATCTTTGATTACAGACTGGCCTCCTAGCACTGCGTCTAATTGTAAAGCAGTTGGTTTTGCTGGGGCAGGAGGGAGTGCAATTTTAACGTCAAAACTTAAATAACATTCACGAGGCTGAATGTATTCAACAGTGGGAGGAACTTCAATTGTAATACGTTGACCTCCAGAATAACTTAGTCCATTAGCAGAAGGTACAGAAACAGATTTTTGGGAAATAGGTAGTTTGTCATCAGCAGTCCAGAAATTACTATCACCAACCATACTCATTTTATACATTAAATATATATAAAATTTTAAAAAGAAAAATTTTAAAAGAATGTTATTTTTTTACAGATAAGTATTCATTTATTTTTTCAATACGTTCCATTAATTTTTCGTTTTCTACTTTTTGTTCTTCATATAATTCTTTCCATTTGTTTTCTCTTTTACATAATTCATATATCCATACATATTTAAACATTTGTATTGTATATTATTATTTATTATTTTATTATATTTTAAAAACTTTGAATTGAATTTTGATGAACTAAATATTCAGGATCACGTGATACACCAGTCAAGAAACCAGTTCCAGCAAGAGAAGGGGCAGAAACAGAGTCTTCTACTTTTCCTTGATATTGTGCTGTTGTATTTGCACGATCATTATTATCATCAGAAATCGCAGCAGCAGTTCCAGTAACCGCACCAGCAGCACTAACAAGGGCAGCCGCAGGGGCAAGGAAAGGTAAAGCAAGACTTGAAACATCTAATATAGTTCCAGCAACAGTTAATTTATTTGCTGTTTCATCAATACTGCTATCACCACTTCCACCAAAAAATCCACCCTTTCCATTAATATTATCAAAATCTTTTACTATATCAATTGCTCCACCTACATTTCCTAATGCTTTTCCTATACCAGCATTAGCAAGTGTTCCTACTTCTTTACCACTAATTCTTGCTATTAAGTTTTCTGAAAATCCACCAGTGGGAGCATCTTCAACTGCTCCACCTACTGTGCCAGCATCTGCTTCAGGTGCGTTTGAAGATATATCATCACTTGTTGATAATGTAGTTGTAGATGTTTGTGTAGGTGTAATAGTTTGTATTGGTGTTCTCATAAATGAAGTAGGTGGACGAGAAGGAGTAGAAAATTTACTTACAACATTACCTACTGTATTTTTTGCACGATTTACACCTTCACTTAGACTTTCTGCTGCTTGTCTAGTTACATTATTCGCTGCTGTTCCAAATTCATCAATATCACTTCTTGCTAATTCTGTAAATGTTTTTCCTGCTTCCTGTGTTCGTACATATTGATTCGTTACAGCAGCAAGAGTATGCTGAGCACCTAACGCATCCCCTACACCGTGATATATATCTACTGCTTCATCTTTATCATCTTGTCTAGATAAATCTGTATTTAGTTTTTCTCTTACTTGAAAATTATGTTCACGAATTCCATCATTTCTATCAACTGCTCCTTCTAGTAATTGATTTCCTTCCATTTTATATTGTATATTATATAAAATTAAAGATATTATATTTTTAAAAAAAAATAAATTATATATCCATATCTTCTTCTTCTTCTTTTGCTCCACCCTTAGCAATTAATTTTTCAAAGTTGCTATACATAATAGGAGGATTTGATTGAAGATCCATATAACAAAAATCGTATTTATTAGGAGTTGATCGTTTATATAATTTTAACCAGTTTTCAGCACCACCAAATAGATCACCATATTCTTCAGCAACTGCTAATAATTCCCTTTGATTTGGAAATGGACTTCCTACAATTACATCTGTAGCATTTGCACGAATAATGGGACTTACACTTCCTTTAAATTTTTGACTTGATATAACTAATAGTTTAATATTGAAATGCCTGAACCTTGAAGCAAGATGATTAATTCTACTTTCTCTTTTTACTGAACCTAAACAATCGTCTAATATTAATGCTATCTCAGGCTGATTTGCTTTATCATAAGATTTTTGATTATCAATTAAACCATCAATAATATCATCACTATAATAATCACTAACATTAAATGCTTTATTTAAAAATCTACTAGTCACATCATTCTTAATTGTATTACTTATTATATGAACGTCATCAAAAAATTCTTGACCGTAGAATGCATCATTCAATAATAGATTACTTATAATTGTACTCTTTCCTGTTTTTACAGGACTAATCATAAGAAGACAAGAACCACCGCCACCTACACCTACATCAACCTTAGGTAAAAATGGATGATGGTATTTAGGTTCTGAACCGTGTGGTGCTACAACAGGGATTACTTTTGGAGCAAACTGAGATTTATCCATATTTATATAATATATATAATTAAAAAAATATTTAAATTTTAATTTTCATTCTCTAATAAGAATTGTAATTTTCCTTCATCTGTTAATTGGTTCCACGCTTCATATCCACATATTTCTCTTGCTTCATCAATTTCATTTTCTGTAAATTCATCTAATGATGGTGCGGTTGCTGGATCAATATTATCTTCACTATAAGGGTTATATTCATCATCACTTACATCACTTATATTATCAAAGTCAAACATACTAGGACTATCATCAATAAATTTATTTTCTACTTTTGGTTTATCAATAATATCTTCTTCTTCTTCAATAGTTATATTAATATTAGGTTTATTATTATTATTATTATTTAATCCACTAATTATATAATCTTTTCTATTTAATTCTTCTTTTAATTTTTTAATTGTTTCTACGTGTTGATGATTATAATGTCTTGTTCTTTTATATTCTTCTAAATCTTCTTTTGCTTTTTTAATATCTTCTTGTAATTTTAGATTTTGTTTTTCTAACTTATTATTTTCTCTTTCACTTTTAATTAATTTTTCTTGATAATCTTTTGCTTCATCACTACTATTAATAACTATATGTTTATTACAGATTGCATCATAAAATATAAAACATAATTGAGTAGTTATATCAAATTCTTTATTAAGAAATAGTTTTTTTCTTAGATTACCAGTTGTATATTTATCTTTTAATTTTATTGCTTTTTTTACGTTATACATTACATCATCTATATATTGTTTTGAAGGTTTTGTGTTAGGTGGGGGGATTGTTGTGTCGTGTTGAAAGTATGCCATATATATTATACAAATATATTATTTAAGTATTATTAACCGCAAAATAAGTAATATTTACTACTTTTAAAAACATCAATTTTTACAAAATAAAAGTGTTTTGATTTCGGTTTTTCCATATACTTATACTTTCGTTATTTTACTACTTTTTTATACAAGTAAATATTACTACTTATATAGTAAATATTACTTAAATAGTAAATAATACTATAATATAAATAATGGATAATAATAATATAACGAATAATGTAATAAATGCTATAATAAATAATATAAAACCACACTATAAAGAACAAGCAGATTACTTAGAAAATTATATCAAAGAACTATTACAAGAAAGAGAAGATAATGATTTTTATCATAAAGTAAAAGAAGGTTATTTATGGAAACTAGTAAGTAATATTGATTATAAAAAGATAACAAATACTAAAGAAATAGGTGATGAAATAGAAAATATATTACATATTAATAAATGCAAAATATGTATAAATAAAGAATTTTATTTTTTTAATAAATGGAAGAATAATATTAAAAACATAAAAAAAACAAAACAAGAAAAATCAAATATATTATATAATCTTGTCTTAGATATTTCAAGTAAAAAAGTTTAAAATTACCCTTTTTTTAATTTCTTTCTTTAACAGTGACTATTTTCTTCAAGGTCAGAATGACACCGCCTAATATGTAATACAACAATAGTAGCACCAGTTAAATCCTGGACTATTTGTTCGTTTCTTCCTACTATATCAATAGATAATTGATTTATAGTTTCCCTGTGCGTATTATGAAGTTTAATATATGTTTTTTCTCCTGGACTAAAATACAAATCTCCAAATTGTTTTCCTTCATTACTAAACTTAGGCAAGTGCCATAATATCTGACTTCTAGATTGTGTAGCACCATTAAAGGATCTGATGGTTAAATCATTAACTCTTACAAAAGCAGAATGTATAGAAAACGCACCAGCA